AAAAAGCACTTACGGCTCCAGAGGCTCTCCCAGAGAACACCGAGGAACCTAAAGTAGAAGTCCCTGCCCCTGCGCAAACCACAGAGCCCGAAGCTAAAACACCAGTTGCGGACACTCCAGATGGCTGGCAAACAAAGTACCAAGTGCTTGAAGGTAAGTACCGTGCTGAAGTGCCCCGCTTAACCAACGACTTACGCCAAACACAAGCATCATTGGCCGAGCTGAAGGAAACGCTTGCTACGTTGACTGAAAAAGCTAAAGAAACCCCGCCTGCTAAAAAAGAGGAAGCGCTTATTACACCTAAAGACCAAGACGCCTTTGGGGAAGATTTAGTAGACTTTACCAAACGAGCCGCAAAAGAAGTTGTGCGCGAAGAAGTATCTGCCGTAATTGGACGGTTAGCTGCCTTAGAACGTGCTATTGCGTCGATGGCTGGCTTACCTAAAAAAGTTGGTGAAGTGGCTGATAAACAAGCGATGACAGAAGAACAAGCTTTTTGGCGAGATTTGGCAATCCGAATCCCCGACTGGGATGCAGTAGATGCAGACCCACGCTGGATTGAGCACTTAGATACAAAAGCAAAGTACGTACAAGGAACGCATAGACAGTTAGCCGGATTAGCAGTATCAGAAGGCAACCTCGAGGCAATCGTTGAGTTAGTAAACGACTGGAAAGCATTAGTAGGTATTACTACTGCCAACGTTAATAAAGAAAAAACCAAAACAGAATTAGAGAAGCAGATCACACCAAGCAAAAAAAGCAATGTTGTAACTCCAACTGGCGAAGCTAAAACCTTCACTTGGGCCGAGTACGATGCAGCTTTTGACCCACGAGCGAGCCGGACGATGACTCCCGCAGAAGTGACAGCCCTACAGGCTGAAATGGAAACAGCTTATTTAGAGGGTCGTATTGTTTAGGTGCCTGTAACTCGTTTACAAGTAAACTAGATAGGAAACATCATGGCATACCCAACCGGTGGCGCAAACGCAGCAGCCTTAGCTCAATACTCAGGCAAATTCATCCCACAAATGTGGTCAAGCAAACTTAACGCTAAGTTTTATAAAGCGACAGTATTTGGCGAGATTGCCAATACTAACTGGGAAGGCGAAATCAAAAATCAAGGCGATAAAGTTGTTATCAACAACATCCCTACGATTGCAATTCGCAACCACGTTGTAGGCGTAGCTTTGACTTACGACGTACCAACACCTTCAACCATCGACCTAAACGTAGATAAAGGTAAGTACTTCGCGTTTGAAGTGGACGACGTACTGGAATATCAATCTCAACCAAATCTGATGAATACGTTTTCTGACGATGCGGCGATGCAGATGAAAATTTCAATTGACTCAACCACAATCTTCAACACCTTCTCAGGTGCAGCAGCAGCCAATAAAGGTGCAACAGCAGGCGTAAACTCAGGCGGTTATAACCTGGGTACAGACGCAGCTCCAATCACTTTAACTGGTGCAAACGTGTTGTCTACTTTAACTAGTATGGCTGGCGTGTTGGATGAACAGAACGTGCCTGAAACAGACCGATGGGTATTGATCGACCCAGTAACGCGCCAGTTGTTAATGCAATCTAACTTGGCTCAAGCGCAATTCATGGGCGACTCAACCTCTATGGTGCGCAACGGCAAAATCGGCATGATTGACCGCTTCACTGTGTACGTGTCAAACAATTTACCTCGCGGTTCAATTGGCAACAACTACGCTTCAGGCGCGGGTGATGAAGGCGGTACAGCCTTGGGCGGTGCAGTAAAACGTCGTGCAATCGTCGCAGGCCACAAATCTGCAATCTCATGGGCCGCTCAAATGTCGAAACTTGAGACAGTGCGTAACCAAAACGCGTTCGGTGAGCTAGTCCGCGGCTTGAATATCTATGGCTACCAAGTAACAAAACCGGAAGCATTGACCTTCGCAGCAGTAGTGTAACTCTTAGGGGAGGGTAACTCCTCCCCGCCCCTATTTATTGGAGAACAAAATGGAATTAAATCGAGAAAGTTTACGTAAAGTTTTTGGCCCGAGCGCAGAAGAATGCGCAGGCTCATTTTTACTTGAAGTAGACGGCGTTAAGCAAGAAGTAGCCACGATGAACTTGCACACAGGCACATACGCTCTGTCAGTTGCAGGTGCCGCGCTAGTCGCAGAAGTAGGTGCGCCAGCAGTAAAAACAAATACTAAAGCCGCAGGCGGTAAAGGTACAGGCGGTAAAGGTGCTACACCAACCCCCGCAGTTTCCGAAGCACCGGTAGGCTTAGAAGCAGGTGCGCCTACTGAGTTAACAGGCGGCGTTGATATTGACGCGGCTTTAGCAGGTTTAGAGTTAGACGCCGAAACTGAGTAACCGTGGGTTATTCCATACAACAAGTACTAGACCACGCCCGGATACCGCTACAAGACAGAGCCAAAGTACGGTATCCCGACGCGGACTTATTACAGTACCACAATGACGCTTTAGAACTCGCCTACAAGCACCGCCCAGACTTATTTATGGGCAACTGGCGAGCTTTAAAACTTCGCTTTCACACAGCGGAAGAAGCTTTCCCGCTACCAGCATTATATAGAAGTTATGTCGCAGACTATATTGCCGGTCGAGCAGAGTTAGTAGACGATGAATACGCTGAAAACAGTAGAGCCATGATGTTAATCCAATCCTTTTTAGTAGGTTTAAAAACATGAAATTGTGGGAAGATTTTTACGACTACACTAAAGTGTTTTTACCAGGGATCCCCGATTTGCTGATGGACCAGTGTTTACGCAGCGCGGCTATTGAGTTTTTTAAACAAACGGAGACCATGACCGCTGTAGAAATATTACCCCTTGTTGCAAACCAATCTATATACATAACAGATAACCCTCCTCTAACGGACACCGCACGGGTACTAGAACTTGAGTTAACTACAGGTCAAAAACTGCACCCGATTACCCGAGTAGAACTACAAACAAAAACACATGCTTGGTCAGCTCAAGTTGGAGAGCCAACTCACTTTTTACAGCTATCACCTCGCCAAATTAGAATGTTCCCTATTCCAGAAAACGCAGGGCAAGCCCAAATTTCTATGGTGTTACAGCCAACAAGAGATAGCGTCGGAGTGGAAGACGAATACTTTGACGAGTATGTAGAAATGATAGCTCACGGGGCAATTAGCAGAGCTGCCGGAGTCCCCCAAAAACCGTGGACGAATTTAGAGCTCGCCAATGCAATGGGCGTAGCGTTTCAAGCGGACATAAGAAATAGCAAAATCGAAGCTACACGTAGCTTTACAAACGCCAACCTGCAAGTAGAGTTTAACCGAATAGTTTAGGACGATACCAATGAGAAGTATATTATCTAACGCAGCGACAGCTAAGCTAGTTTCGGCGATTAACTCTACAACAACAACTTTAAGTATTACTGTAGGCGCAGGCTCTAAATTTCCAACTACTACCGTTGACAACGTATTTAACGTGGTACTTCAAGACGCCTCAACTAATATTGAAATTTGTGAAGTAACTGAACGAGCAGGTGATGTTTTAACAGTTGTGCGGGGGCAAGAAGGAACAGTAGCTAGAGCTTTTGCTGTGGGGGATGCAGTAGCCGTGCGTATGACTGCTAAAGCGTTTAACGACAAAGTGGACATAACAACAGTTCAAAGCTTAATTTCTGCAGCCATTGCGACGCTTACAGCTACCGTTAATATCGCGTTAGGGGTAAAGGCGGATGCAGTAGCTACAGCCTCAGCCATCGCGGCGAAAATAGACACAACCGTTGCTAACGCGGCCATTGCTTTAAAAGCCAACTTAACAGGGGCTACATTTACTGGAGCTATTAATACGCCTTTAGCTACAATTGTGGCCACCGCAAGCACAACACCTATTTGGGCCGGCAATAGCGGCAACTCTCAGATTTGGAGCGGAACACCTACGATTGTAATCTTTCCTGATGCGCCACAACCCGGGGCTTCTAGGACGGTTTATCCCGCATTAGGGACGTTGCTTAAAAATAACGCTAACATTAACGTGCAAGGTAACGCCGACGCATTAGCTGAAGCTGGTGACGTCTGGGTAATTACAGCAAAAGCGACCAACGTTGTAGATGTTTTAGTATTTAAAAAGTCTGGGCTATCTTTGACTACCCCACCACGCGAAGACGTGAGAGTTAAAGGGTTTTCGAAAAATGTAAAAGCCCCACAGCTTTACCAACAATTTTCTATTTTGATGGATAACAACAAAATCAAGACTTGGGGTAGAGCCGACAACCAAGCTTTAGGTACTTTAGAGAGCGCAAACGCAGCGTTTATGCCAAGCAACCCCGTATTCCTCCCCGCAGTTCCAAGCGGAGTAGAGGTTAAAACTTATATTAGTACGGGCGCCAATATGTTTGTTGTACTGACAAACGGTTGGGTATATTCGTGCGGCTTAAACACTTACGGGATGCTAGGGCACGGAGACGTGCTTTCACGCGCAGCACTTACACGAATTGAGTTTTTTGTAATAAACAATATTGTAGTAGCCGACGTATTTGCAGATGCTTCTAGGCTCACGAATGCGGCAGGGCAAGCCTTTTTTACTAACGCTGCGGGTAATGTGTGGGCTTGCGGGAATAACGCCCTTGGTCAGCTCGGTGTGGGTAATACAACTCAACAAAACACCCCAACCCCTATTTCTGGCGCGTTTACAGGAATTACTCGCGTTGTTATTGGCGGCGACGAGGCTACGCACGTTATATTGCATAAATCGGATGGAACGATATATGCTACAGGAACCAACAACACAGGGCAGTTAGGCACTGGAGATTTAGTAAACAGGTCAGCGTTTACTGCCATGATTGGCGGTACTAACGTCGCACAGGTTGAGGTAACAGCCGGGTACAACGGCCCCGCAGCTACCGCCCACGGGGGGTCAACGATTGTCTTAAAAAACGATAAAACGGTATTTACTTGCGGGTATAACGGTTCCGGACAACTTGGGCTTGGAGACACCACTAATAGAAGCACTTTAACGCAGGTTTCTAGCCTGACTAATATCGATAAAGTTGATATAGTCGGCGGGTTTTATGGGTATGCTTACGCGATTTCAGCGACTAAACGGTTGTTTACTTGGGGGTACAACGCCCAAGGCCAGGTGGGCAACGGAACTCTAATAAATCAATCTACGCCTTATGATGTAAATACGCACACTGCTAACACTGCACAGGACCCACCATTTATAGGTAAAATCGTACAGGTAGAGCCCAGCTTTAGCCAATTCGGTTATTGTTTTTTGACGGTCCTAGACTCTGACGGAAAGCTATGGTTCGCAGGGTACGACTATATGCTTTTTGCTAGCCCTAGCGCTATAGCGCGACCTAGATTTACTGGGTTTAATAGTGTAAGTTTAGAAAAGGCTTTAGAAAAAATAGTCAGTGTTAGAGCTAGTGGGTACGATGCTCTTTATAGGCTATTTGCAATTAGCGACACAGACAATTTATATGCTATCGGTGAAAATTCATACGGCGCGTGTTCAGGAATTAATAACGCCTCATCTTCTAATTTAATCAAAAGCTTTCAGCCAGTAAGGCTGGTCTAGTGGTCGCGTTTAGAATCATACCTAATAGCGGCGCAGTGCCGCGTTTGGACAACAGGAACTTACCTGAAGGAGCCGCCAGCGAAGCGGCTAACGTTCTACTAACTGCGGGTAGATTAGAAGCAGTTAGTCGCCCACGGGATGAAAGTGTGTACGATAGGCCGACAGTTAAAACCATTTACCGCATGTTCGATAAGCGGGTTTCTACATGGCTATCATGGGAAGAACAAGTGGACATAGCTGAATCTCCGGTCTATGTAGAAAATAACTTTAGAATTGCGTTTACTTCGCCTGAATTTGAACCACGCCAGACAGACCTTACTTTAGCTTCTGGCGGCGTAACGCCCGGCGTTTACCCTAATGGAGTGTATGTACTAGGCGTAACACCCCCTATAAACAGAGCAGTAGTGACAAGTGTAACTGGCGGTGCGCCTCCAACAATTAGTCGAGTGTACTTATACACGTTCGTAACTCAATGGGGCGAAGAATCAGCGCCCTCCCCCGCTTCAGATTTGTTTTCGGGTAACGCATCTGGTGCGTGGAATATTACTCTGCCAGACACAGCTCCACCAAATGTATATACGATTTCAGATATTGTATATATAAGCGGCAAATTACGTATAACCCTTGATACTGTATTTGGACTTAGAGAAAAAGAAACAATAGCTGTTACGGGCGCCGACACAACTATAAACAAAACTTATCGTATTACTTCGGTTGATGCGGTTAACAAGTACGTATTTATTACTACGCCAAACCCAGGCGCTATTATTGCCCTTACAGGCGCAGCTACTAGACTAGCCCCGCACAACGCTACAGGAATGACAAAGAACGTCTACCGGTCAATTACTACTGCAGAAGGAACTCAGTTTTACCTAGTAGGCAGTAATATTGCTGTAGCGACCACTACGTTTATAGACGATGCGACAATCATCGGAGAGCCTATTCCGTCTATTGGGTGGGTAATGCCCCCCGCTAACCTTGAAGGTATTGTGGTGCATCCTTCTGGCACCATGATCGGGTTTGTAGGCAACCAAGTGTATCTTTCAGAACCTTACGCGCCTTATGCGTGGCCGACAGCATACGTTTCAGTCCTAGACTTTCCAGTTGTAGCAATAGGTATTTCAGGACAGTCAGCAGTTGTAGGCACAACAGGCAAGCCATACGTTATTCCTTTTAGTGACCCAGCAACAGCAACACCGCAACGCATAGACCAGAATTGGCCGTGTTTGGCTAAAGAAGGCGTGGCGTCTTTTGGCGGAGGCGTGTACTTCCCTACAACCATAGGACTAGCGTACATCGGAGATAGAGGTAATACCATAGTCACTAAAAGTATGTACGCTCAGCGGGACTGGAACAACGTAAACCCTTCAACATTTAAAGCAGGGCACTATGATGACCAATACTATGCGATATACGAGACGCAAAACGCTAAAAAGATCATTGTAATTTCAGAAACCTACGGCGTAATTCAAATAAACATCGCTGCCGACGCTATTTTTACGGATCGTCAAACAGGTCAGGCGTATATTGCGCGTGACAAAAAAATACGACAACTCAACGCCTTCACGGAAGGCTTTTTGGAATACACATGGACTTCAAAGGTACACGTACTACCAGAGCCGATAAATCTAGGTGTAGCCAAGCTTGAGTTTAATAGCGCCCTAAACGCTGTAGAGCTTGCAAGTATTAATACTTTAAATGCAGCAATTGCCGAAACCAACGCCGTAATTTTAGCGGGTAGTAATTTTGACGGGCTCGTAGGCGCAGACGAGGTGATAGCCCTTGCCGTTGCAGATTCAATTTATGAGGAGTCTAATGATATTACTTTAGCCAACTACTGCGCGTTTACTTTGCTCGTAGACCAAATACCTGTGTATAGCGTATTGATTAGAGACACTGAGGCGTTTAGATTACCCGCTGGATTTAAGTACGATAACTTTTCTATCCGTTTGTCGGGTACGGCGCAGATTACGTCGGCGGTAATTGGTACTACTAGCGCTGCATTGAAGGCTGTGTAATGAAAAAACCGGCCATCCCCGCAGTTCCAGTTAATGCTGTCAACAAAGACATCCTAACTCCCCTCAAAGAAGCAGTGGAGGTTATTACAGGCCAACGCGGAGAAAAACTTAGATTAGTTACGCCCAATGCGGGGGCTTCTGAGATTAGGGCTAAAGTCAATGCAATTATTAAAACTCTCCAAAATAATTCAGAAGTTCAAGCTCCTGTAGAAACGACTTCGGAGGAAAGTTTATTAGCTGGCCCTCCCGGTCCTATTGGCCCTCCCGGTCCTATTGGCCCTCCCGGACCTCCGGGTTCTTCTGACCCCATAACCAGTAGACTGGTAGATGTCGTAGACGAATTTATCAAATACGTAGGAGACGCTGTTCCCGGAACTACTCAAGCCCAAACTGGATGGGAGATAAAAAAACATCAATTTGCTGCAAACGGAGACTTCGTATCTACTTTAAAAGCTACGGGTATTTGGAACAATAGAACCCTTTTAACCTATACATAGACAATAAATGACAGCATTTACTATCAATGGTGGCGCGATTACCAACTGGGAATCTTTAACAGGTGGCAGCGTTATTGCCACTTTAGACACATACGCAATATCAAACAATACAACGCTGTTAATTAACACAGACAGCTATTTGTGTACAAATCACAGCCTTGCTTTTGGCTCGCTAGATACGGTAACTTATTCAGGCGTAGGTGGTAAAGTCCATTTAGATGGCTCAAGCGTGCGCGTTATGGCGTACAACACTGGCACTGGCAACGTGCCTGCCATTGGCGCGACAATATCGCAAGGTGGCGTTACAGGTTACTTTTTAGGCGTATGGTCAGGCTGGCAAGTTGAGCCGACTGCATCTGGCGCTGCAATGCCTGCTACTGGATTTATTAAGTTTAAGAACAAAGCGGGTGGAAACTTTGCAGCAGGTGCCTTAACTGGCATTGGTGCAAGTGCAACCGAAGCCGATAGAACTGGCTGGATTGAAGTACGCGGCGCTGATACTGCATCTATTACTGTGCCGCGTATTGGTAAGTTTGTCGTGAATGAAGGCGGTCAGCAGTGGTTTGAGCTTGGCACAACAAATGGAGCGCGAAACCAAGTCATTCCATGCCCGACTACAGGAAACATTGCGGGTATATTTGGTGGCGTATGGATTGAAACTGCGGCTGGAAGTGGCGTTTACGAAAGATACGCAGGCGCAGGCTCTATGGTTGCGTTGGCTACAGCACCTACTGATGAGCGCGGTAAGATTGTATGGCAAACAACTGGCGGCATTAGAATTGGCTTTGACGGTACAAACAACGTAGGCTTTTTGCCGCCGACAGGCTGTAAAGTCAGAATACCAAACGTTATTATGACGTGCTGTACGCGTACTGCGGCTGGCTCTGGCTTGCGCGTGTTACCGAATGCAACACTTGCAACAAGGCAAGAGTTTATTGTTACATCGGCAGGCGACATTTCGCTAAATAGCGCCGTTATGCAGTGGTATGGTAACTTCTTACAGGCATTCAAAGCGGATGTTTTAAATAGTATTGTTAGTGATTCTTTAGTGCTGCAAGAGGTTGCTTCTGCAATTAATGTGAACAACGTGATTGTTGCACCAACGCAAGCGCAATTAAACTTTGCACTTAATATGGTTTCGTGTTTTGGCGGCGGCAATGTGCAAAATACGTTGCTTTCTCGATTTAGTTTGGCCGCTTCTGGCGCTTATGTAAACGTAACCAACTACAATAAAAACATAGTATTTACCAACGTTAAAAGCCAGACGTTGCTTAATCGTGGTAATGCGACTACTGGCACATGGACTGACACGCAAAACGTAGATTGTAGCTGGGTTAATTGCACGGACATTGGTGGTAGAGCATTGCATGCTGGCTCGCAAAGACCAGTCGTGACTAACTATCATTATACTGAT